ACGAGTTCCACCACGCGCAAAGCTCTTCCCATTTCTGAACCGCATAATCTTTCGCAAGCCCCGCAAATTCTTTTATCGGCGTGAATAAATCCCAAAGACTGAGGCTGTTCCACCAATCAAGAAACTCATTCCACTTTTCAACAACATAATCTTTTGCCCGCAGAGCATAATCCTTAATGACTGCGAAAACGTCATTAATTGTCCATGAGTTCCACCATGCTTTGAGCTTGTCCCAATTCTTATAGAGCGTATAACCAATCGCAATAGCCGCCGCAATCGCCGCGATAATAAGTCCGATCGGGTTTGCTGACATGGCCGCGTTCCATAACCACTGAGCCGCTGTCCATGCCTTTGTCGCTGTTGCTATGAGTATCTGCTTGCCGTAATACAGGGCTAATTTTCCGACATCAAGAAGTTTGCTTCCTGCTTTCATGACAAGCTGCCACGCTTTTGTCGCTCCCGCAAGCACTTTCGTTTTTGCCGCCGCAAATAATGATGTTTTTCCCTGCGCGATAAGTTTCAGGTTTAACTTGTCTATAGCT